GCTTCAATTGATAGTTGGAAGGATTTAAACCACCCTTACGCTGATTTTGGAGGGTACGCTCAATATTTAGAATATGTTTTACCTTACCGCAATCAAATAGCCGAAGACAACGATTTACACCTGCACACTATTATTCACCCTAAACTAACGGAGAAGGAAAACGGAAAAAGAAACCCGCCCGTCCCTTACGATTTAAAAGGCGGTTCGGAATGGTTTAATAGTGGTAAATGTATGATTACCGTACACCGACAAGACCCAACGTTTAACCTTGCGGAAATACACTTTAATAAAATTAAACCGCGTTCAAACGGAAATATTGGAATGATAGAAATTTGGTTTGATAAAGAACGATTGAGTTATTTTGAACAAACGAACCCAGCGCCAAATGTTTATCAAAAAGCATACGCAACTAAGCAAATTATAAACCAATAAAAACACGAAAAAATGGAAATAGAAATTTTAAAAGCCAGAACGATTTTAAGAAAAACTTTGCTCAAGTTAGAAATTAGCAGAAAAGAAATCGAAGAAAAAAACGGACACCGCAGCGACTTAATAAATTCGATGTTGGAAACCGAAAACGAATTAAGCGAAGTATTAACAACTTTTTTAATTATGGAAAAACAATCTAGGGAATTTTCACAAAGTACATATCGTTTGGAGCGTTTAAACTTAGATTTAAAATTTAAGATTAAAGAATTAGAAAACGAAATTGAAGCTAATAATTTTTAAGATGAAAATAACGAACGAAGACAATATGCAATTAATGGCACGCTATCCAGACAAGTATTTTGATTTGGCAATTGTTGACCCGCCTTATGGATTAGGTAAAAGAACAACAAGCGGAGGTGGTGGAAAAAATAAACAATCTGAAAAATGGAACAATCACGATTGGGATAACTCAATACCTACAAAAGAATATTTTAACGAATTAAAAAGAGTTTCTAAAAACTATATTATTTGGGGTGGTAATTATATGTTAGAGCATTTAAATAATTGTAGATGTTTTATTACTTGGGATAAAATGGTTTATATACCAACAATGAGTCAAATTGAATTAGCTTTAACTTCTTTTGACTTATTACCACAATTAGTAAAAATTAATAATAACGATGTAAATAGACAACACCCAACACAAAAACCAGTTGCGCTTTATAAATGGCTTTTAGACAAATACGCAAAAGAAGGAGACAAAATACTAGATACACATTTGGGTTCTGGTTCAATTGCAATAGCCTGCCACGATTTTAAATTTGATTTAACCGCTTGCGAACTTGACAAAGAATATTTTGATAAGGCAATGCAAAGAATAGAAGACCACAAAGCACAACTAAAATTATTTTAATGAAAAAATGTAAAAATTGCAAGGTAGGTTTTGAACCAATAAAATTTAATCAAAAATATTGCTTAGAATCCGAATGCGTTAAAGTATGGATTGAAGACACAAAACAAAAAGAATGGAAAACACGAAAACACGAATTAAAAGAAAAATTACAAACGATTCAAGAACTTACAAAATTAGCGCAAACTTATTTTAATAGCTATATAAGAAACCGCGACCGAAACAAAGGTTGTATTTCGTGCGGTACTCAGTTAGGGCAAAAATTCGACGCGGGACACTATTATTCAATGGGCGGGCATAAAGCCGTTACATTCGACGAAGACAACGTTCACGCGCAATGCGTTTATTGCAATCAATATTTACACGGCAACTTATTAAACTATCAAATAGGAATTCAACAAAGAATTGGAGCGGAACGATTAATTGAATTACAGGGCAAAGCACACGAAACACGAAAATATACACGCGATGAATTAAAAGAAATAATAAGCACTTATAAGAAAAAAATAAATGAAGCATAACAACGATTTTAAATTTGATTTACAAGTAGGGCAAACATACGAGAATCAATTAGCTGAATTACTACAAAAAAAAATAGAAGTCAAAAGGGATTTTAGGGCAATCGAAACGGGAAATATTTTTGTTGAATATCAAAGCCGAAACAAACCAAGCGGATTGGCAACAAGCGAAGCGCATTATTGGGTTTATTGGTTGAGCGAAAAGCATTTTATTACAATAGAAAAAAACGAATTAAAGATACTTTGTCGAAAATATTTAGGAACTAATCGCGATGTTTTAGGCGGGGACAACAACACCAGCAAAGGAATTTTATTACCGATAATAGATTTTTTAAAAATAAATTAAAAATAAATAGTTCTATATTAAAATATAATACTTATATTTGACGATAATTACTAACCAATTAAAAATAACCAAATGAAAGCAACAATTGAACAACTTGAAATGATTGAAAAATTAAAATACAATTTTTGTATTAATGTTATGGATTATGGTTTTTATTCAGACGGAACAATAAGCGTTCGTTGTAATGATAATGACAAAGATATTTATCAAGTACATTTAGATAAATTAGGAAAATATGTAAACATAAAATATAATAAATAATTATTAACCAATAAAATCAATAAAAATGAAACATCTATTTAAAAGTTTAGCGGAATTTCAACAAGAAGTTCCAACGATTCACAAAGCAACGCAAGGTTATGGCTACACGTACGCGGACTTGCCTAAAATCTTTGAAGTAATTAACCCATTACTAAAAAAGCACGGCTTAGGGTTTACGCAATTGATTCACGGAACGGATTTAATAACAATTATTTTCCACGTTGAAAGCGGGGAAACGCTCGAAAGCAAAACTAATATTCCGCAGGGCGTAGCGTTAAAGGGAATGAATGATTTTCAAGTTCTGGGTTCGGCAATAACTTATTTAAGGCGTTACGCTTTATCAAGTGCGCTTGGATTAGTAACCGACAAAGACACGGACGCTGGAGGCGAACAAGTAAAGACCGAAGTAAAAAACATTCAATTGAATGAAACTAAAAAGGTTGCTATTGACGATAAAAGACTTGCTAAGGCAATTAAGGCAATAACAGAAGGTGAATATACTACCGAGGAGCTATTAAAGACTTTTGAATTAACACCAGAACAACTTAAAACCCTTGAACAATGAAAATAAGATGCAGCTCAATTGGTAAAATAATGACGAACCCCAAAACAAAAGGTGAAACGTTAAGCCAAACAACTAAAACTTATTTACAAGAATTAGCAGTTGAAGAAGTTTACAACATACGCAAAGAATTTTCGAGTAGATACACCGACAAAGGGAACGAAGTCGAAGAATTATCAATTGCACTTTGTAACGACGTTTTGAATTTAGGATTCATTTATAAAAACGAAGAACATTTTAGCAACGAATGGATAACAGGAACACCCGACGTAAACACGAACGAAATTTTGTTAGATGTTAAAAGCAGTTGGGACGCTACAACGTTTCCATTTTTTGATACTGAGCTAATAAACAAAATGTATTTTTATCAATTACAAGGTTATCTTTGGTTAACAGGGAAAACCGAGGCGCTTTTATGCTATTGTTTAATTGACACTCCTTTACAAATTGTTGAGGACGAAATAAGGCGCGAACATTGGAAAGCAAGTTTAATTGAAGAAAGTTTGGATTTAAGAGCGTTTGTACAGTCAAAGCATACATTTGGACATATACCGAAAGAAAAGCGCTTAAAAACGTTTAAAATAGCAAAAGACGATGTTGTTATTGAGAATATCAAAACACGAATAGAAGAATGTAGGGAATATTACAATAACTTAATACAACAGTTATGACACCAAAAGACAAAGCAAAAGAATTATTTGATAAGTTTAGTAATGTACCTTTATTAGATAGTTATGAAGCCAAACAATGTGCGTTAATTGCCGTTGATTTAATTTTAAGTGAATTTTACGCGGACGATTTTTATATAGAAGTTAAACAAGAAATACAAAAACTATGATAATTTTACTAACAATACTTTTAACCCCAGCAATTGTTTGGGGTTGGGTTTGCACTATTGCACTAACAATTAATTATTTTAAAAAATGAAAGTAACGGGAAAAATCCACTTTGTGGGAGCGCTTAGAACGGTAAGCGAAAAATTCAAATCAAAAGACGTAGTAATAGTAACGGACGATAAGTTCCCGCAATATATTACTATTCAATTTACTCAAGACAAAACCGATTTAGTAAACCCAGAAGACGTTGGCGACCAAGTCGAAGTAAGCATTAACTTACGAGGGCGCGAATGGAAATCCCCAACAGGCGAAATAAAGTATTTCAACACAATAGAAGGATGGCAAATTAACTCCGTTCAAAGTGCGGTTGAAAATAAAGGACGTCAAGCGTTGAAAGAAACAATAATTCAGGAAAGTAATTTTGACAACGACGATTTACCATTTTAATAAAGTTTAAGGGGTAAAAATTGCCCCTTATATTAAACTAAAATGTGCGCAAAGTATGAAAATTAAGTATTAATCACCATAAAACACTAAAATATAATATGTATGCAACACTAAAATATAATTTACCAGATGACCAATTTGAATTTGATTGCGCTGTAAAATCTACAAAAATGGTTTTTGCACTAACTGAAATTAAAGACGAGCTTCGAGCAATTTGGAAATACGAAGAACTAAAAGAAAACCAATTTGAAATGGTTGAACGGATTCGGGAAAAGTTCTTTGAAATCTTACTAGAAAACGAAATAAATTTAGACAAATGTTAATCGACGATTATAGCCTACGCGCTTATTTACGCGAAGCATTACAAACACGAACACGAAACCAAGTAGTTAAAGAAATCAAAGGTAGAGGAGAGAAGTTCCACCAATACAACATCGATAGGTTTTTAGCTGGAAAAGACGTAAGTTTGGAAACCGCAAAGAAAATTGACAAGTATATTTACCGCTTGAAACTAGAATAAGTTTACAACCCCTTTAACGAGGGGTTTTTTATTAACCGATAATTGTTGAAAAATTAATTG